GCCCGTGCAACAAACGCAAGCAGCACAGAAACATGACCGAATGGATTGGCTTGCTTTTGGAAACCGGGGTATCATCCGGTCAGATTCGGGCACCTGAGTTGTGCGATCTTTAGGAGAAACCCCATGGCCGATAAGAAAACCGACGATCAGGTTCTCGAACAGATGATTGCGGACGAAGCCGCAGCCAAGGCGAAGCCGGAAGTCAAGTCCGCGCCCGCCCCGAAGGTCGATGAAGCCACAGCGGAGGCCGTCCGTAAGCAAACGGCGGCCGAGGCTGGCAAGACCCTGGATCAGATCGGCAAGATCGTTGCAGGCCCCATGCTGACCCCGGCGCAGGCCGCAAAACCGGGCGAGACCCTGGTCGATTGCGTGGTGCCGAAGAAATTCATCCTGACGATGGACGATCATCGGCGGGTGCAGTTCGAGGCCGGTATCGAGCGGGTTCCGCAGAGCCTCGTCGATCACTGGTACGTCAAGGCCAACAAGGTGAAGGCCCGATAGATGGCAGAGCCGACCAAGCCAGCCGAAGCCAAGCCGGTGGGCGCTCCTGCAAAGGATGTCGCGCCCGCTGGCGGAAGTTTGCCGCAGTCGGTCAGTCCCGGCGAGCTTTATGCACAGAGCGCCAAGTACGGGCAGGGCTTCGGTCCCCTCAAGAAATAGGCGGGCACGGCCATGAACGCCGCGATCACCGTCACGCCGACGATCTTCCGAGCGGACTACCCTGAATTTGTGAGCACGGCGCTCTACCCGGATTCCGCGGTCAATTACTATTTGAGCGAGGCCGGGCTGCGGTTCACGTCGAGGTGGGACACAGAGGCCGGCACAAACGGCCGCTCCATGCTCGATATCGGGGTCGAGCTATTCATCGCCCACAATCTGGTTCTGGAGCGTCAGGCGCAGGCCGCTGCGGCGTCTGGAGCGCCTCCTGGCCTCACCTCGGGTCCGGTGTCGAGTAAGAGCGTTGGCCCGGTCTCGATCAGCTACGACACCACGGCCGCGTTGGAAAATAACGGCGGATATTTCAATCTCACCACCTACGGCCTGCGGCTGATGCGGCTCATCAATATGTTCGGCGCCGGGCCGGTTCTGGTCGGGGTCGGCAATAGCTGCGGCGAGCCATGGTTTTCCGGCCCAGCTTGGCCGGGCCCGTTTCCATACCCAGCCCCAGGCGGCAGCGGGTTTTCGTCTTAAAAAGTTCCATGCCATAGCTTGCCGGACCCCACCTAGCTCCACCTAGGCCCACCGCACCATGCCGCGCCCGAGCTAGCCCTGCCTCTGCTCGCCGCACCTTAATCGAACTGCACAATCCCGAACCGCCCATAGGTCGGGCGGAAATCTCCGATACCAATGAGCCGACCTGCACTCTCGATAGTCTCGCGCAAGGAATTACGGTCAATATATTCCGGCAGGACGATCAGCAGGTCAAACTTGACCTTCCATCCAGCTCGCATCGCTGGTCGCGTGCGATTGATGCCCTGCCGCTGAACCATTACGCGACGGCGATCAAGATAGTCCCATTCCTTGACGCCGAGCGTCGCCAGTTGAGACGTGACGACAATGCCAGCTTTATAAAGGTCCATTGCTGATTTTCGCGGGGATCGCGGGTCTTGCCGGAATTTGGCGGCATTGATGACGGAGCCGCGCAGATATTCGCCGGGGATGGCAAGCTCGCCATCTTGCGTGCGGTAGACATAGCTCTCTACATCGTCAGTTTTCTTCGCCTTGGAGTTTTTTGCCGCCTTGGCCTTTTCATCAACCGCCTCGGCATTCCATCGGTGGAAAAGAAAATCAGCTGCGCCCTCAATGGTGATCTGAACGGCATAGGGCTCAGAATGACTGATGGCCTCATTGCCGCCATCGGTCGGTTCTGCGATCTGGATTACTTTTGCGCTTGCCATAATAGTCTCCTTCGCGCCCAGCCGATCAAGCCCGGAAGCGGGTTCAGGGGTCACTTATTAGGCGACACCGAACGCGAAGGAGGTTCGTGTTTGTGGTGCCGCTTCTCTCGCGTTGATCGCCGCGATGCCTGCTATAATCAGCAGGCGATTCGGGAAAGTCAAGCCATGGCCGATGAAAATATCGATGTCAGGATCAGCGGCGACCTCGCCCACAAGCTGATCGAATTGCTCACAAGGCACGAGGAACAGCTTTCCCAGCTTCACACGCTCGGGACGGTGGATGACATCGCGCAGCACCGCACGGCCCGCGCCAATCTTGAGACCGCCATCGGCTCTGCGAAAATCCGCGACTATGCCGAGATGCAGGGCGTCCAAAGCACCGAGTTCGGCCGGAGGACACCATGGCGATAAAGACCGGGATTTCCCTCGTCATCGACAACTACGGCAAGCTGCTCAAAGGCGTCGATGCGATGGTCGGCACGCAGGTCCTCGTCGGGGTTCCAGCCGATAAGGCCCCCCGAAAGGGGGAGGCAATAAACTCAGCGCAATTAGCGTACATACACGATAACGGTGCGCCAGAAGCCAACATTCCAGCGCGCCCGTTCATGGCTCCTGGCGTCAAGTCCGTTGAGAATGAAAACGCTGCAACCTTCAAGAAAATCGGCCAAGCCGCGCTCGATCTAAGAATGGACGCTGTAGATCGCGGATTCCATCAAGTAGGACTGCGAACGCAGGCTGCAATCAAAAATAAGATTGCATCAAATATTCCGCCTCCGCTTGGTGAGGCCACACTCGCTGCACGAAGGCGGCGCGGGGTCACTCGGACTAATACACTGATCGACACCGGAAATATGCAAAACTCCATCAATTATGTCATCCGCAAAAAGGGCAAGGATATCTAATGCCCTTCATCGATGTGGATGATGTTTTGCGCGATCCAGATATTGCCGGGACAACTTTCTCGGTGATCCGGCGTGCCGAGACCGTGAACAATTACGGCGAGACGACCACCACCGATACCGTGATCCCGAACTGCATTGGCGCGATCTTCCCGACCGGCGACAACTCTCTGGTGCGCGAGGAAGGTTACACCACGAAGAGCGCCACCATCACCGTGGTCACCACGTTTTTCCTACGCGGCGCGAGCAAGCAGGCCGGCGCAAACTATCAGCCGGATATCGTGCTGTGGAACGGCGATCATTATCTGGTGAGCACGGTCAATGACTATTCGCAGTACGGCGCTGGCATGATCGAGGCTGAGTGCATCGCAACTGAATTTGTTCCGCAGGCTCCGGCATGAAGCTCCTGGCATTGACGCCGATGCTGTTGCTGCTCGCCCGCTACGATGGGCCGCCGACCGATTTGGCTCCATGGTTCGACTCGCTCAAGAGCCCTGGCGGCGGCTATTGCTGCGCAAAGGCTGACGGCCATGAGACTGAATACGACGAGAGCAGCGGGAGCTACCGGGTTCCGATCGATGGCAAAATGGTGACGGTGCCGGATGACCGCGTACTGAAACAGCCTAACCGGCATGGTCATGCCATGGTGTGGCTCGACTACCAGAACAACATCCGCTGTTTTATTCCAGGGGCCGGCGCATAGATGCCGAACAATTCTGCCACGGGTGGCCCCCTTCAACCGACAGCGGTCTCGCCTCCAATCGAGGGGCAGGCATTAAATCGGTTTTTCCAAGCCTTTCTCGTCGGCTTGTCGGCGCTCGACGGCACCATGGTCCGGCCATCTTTCCAGACCGAGCCGCCGGACGTTCCCGATAAAGGGGAGTGCTGGATGGCGTTCCGCTATTCCGATCAGCCATCAGACACCTATCCCTACGTCAAACACGACAGCACCGGGGATGGGTCCGACCAACTCCAGCGGCATGAAAACATCAATATTCTGTGCAGCTTTTACGACACCGGGACCAATGGGCTGGCCGACGCCACGATGAAACTGGTCAGGGACGGCCTCGCCATCGCCCAAAACCGCGAATATCTGGTCACGCAGGGCATGGCGTTTATTTCCTGCGGGTCGCCGGTCACAGTCCCATCTCTACTCAAAACGCAATGGCTTTATCGGGTAGACTTGCCTCTGGTGATTCGGCGCGCGGTCGTCCGTACTTATCCGGTTTTGAACGTGCTTGAGGCTGACGGCAACATTTATACCGATGTGGGCTACGGCCCGCTTCCGATCAAGGTAGGAGCGACCAAACCATGACCCTCGGCCTTTCCGTAGACACGCCGCAGACCGACATCGGTCTGAAAGAGTGCGTCCGCTGCGGAGTAGCCAAGGCACCAGACAGGTTTGGTTTCGATAAACGATACAATAAATTGATGGGGACCTGCCGCACCTGCCGCGCTCATGGTTCTAAGGTCTCTCATGAGAAACATAGAATTGAACGAAATCAGAAACACAAAGAATACTGTGCGGCCACGCCGCGCCATGCGATGCTTATAACGCTGCAAAGGAAGTATCTTCAAACATTGGCCGCCGATCTTATTTCTATTTCTGAGCTGATGGAAATATGGCGCAATCAAAAAGGACGTTGCGCCCTCTCAGGGATCGAGATGACATGGATAGGTGGCGGCGGAAAGCCAACGGCGACATCCTTGTCTCTGGACAGGATCAATCAGAAAAAGGGATATGTGTCGGGCAACGTGAGGCTCCTGTGTTTCTCAGTTAATTCGTTTCGTGGACGACTGACAGACCTAGAGTTGTTTCGGCTCGTCGAAAAGCTCTATGGTCAAATGAAAATGCTGGCAATTGGAGAAAAGCAATGACCCTCGGCCTGTCGGTATCTAGGCTAATAAATGTCACCGTGACCCTGACGCCGCGGCTGGCACCCTTCCCTGATTTCAGCACTTGCCTGATCCTCGGCACCAGCGACGTGATCGATGTGGTCGAGCGGATGCGCTCCTTCAACACTATTGCCGAAGTCGCCGCCGCCTTTGGCACCGCCGCCGAGGAATATCTCGCCGCAGTGCTCTGGTTCGAGCAGCGTCCGCAACCGAACGAATTGCTGATCGGCCGTTGGGCCAAGACCGCCACGGCAGGTCAGTTGATCGGCGGCGGCGTCTCTGTTGCCAATCAGCTTTATACGGCCTGGACCGGCATCAACAACGGCGGCTTTGCCATCACCATCGATGGCGTTGGCCCCACTCAGATCGCCAATCTCGATTTCTCGGCCGTGACCAATCTTAACGGCGTGGCGTCGGTGATCGAGAGCGGCTTCCCCGGCGGCACCACGACAGTCGTGTGGGATTTGGCCAACGAGCGGTTTGTGGCGACCAATGTCGCGACCGGCGCCACCTCAACGCTCTCGTTCGCTGTTGCGCCCGCCGCAGGCACGGATATTTCCGCGATGCTGGCCTGGACGGGCACGGCCGGCGATGGCAGCTATCTCGCGGAT